AACAACTTGTAGACAGTGTTTACGCGCTCTTCAATTTCAACGTTGGTTGACTTCTTTGCCATGCCCTGAAGTTAACAGGGGTTTGAGGCAAGGGTAGCTCAGGGTTGATGGGCTTTGAGCCAATAAGTCTGAAGCTGAACGATCTTTGGTTCGACGAGGTGCATTGAGCTAACGGTGCCAACAAAGGCACCAGGACCGTCACCGACCTGAATCCTGACGCAACCATCTTCGAGGGTGCGGATCTTGGCTGCGGGTGTAGGCCGCTTTGAGCCGTCTTTCATATTCGAGCCAAGCATTGAGGTCATTCTGTCTCTGAATAGCGCGAAGAGAATCGTCTTGGGTCATGGTTTTGAGATTTGATGTCGGGGGATAGATCGGACCTCAACCCGCCCTGCTTTCCCGCTACCGACCCAGGAACCCGCAGGCCTGTCCTGGTTCTGTCTGCTTTTCGCAAGTGCGGTTTTTTATGGCTTTCAGCCTGAGCGGGGGACAGCTCAGGCGTCAGGCTCCCCGACGTGTGATCAAGAGCTATTGCTCTGATGGAAAGTCAAGTCTTTCCAAAGCCCTTTGAAGTCATCTCCAGTCAGCTGGCCCTTAAATCGCTTTACAGCACGGTGACACCAGACAAGGTTGCTGTGATGTACCACTTTGGCTTCCCCGTAAACCGTGACCAATTTTCTGGGGATGTCCAATGTGACTGCTGCTGTCTCTTCACCGCCAATCTCAATGGCAGCCCCTGTGTAAAAGCAGCGGCCATCGAATTTGTCGAAAACAGTTTGCAGCCATTCAGGCTTGTAACCGTCAACAAAACAAGAGCCGTGAACAGAAGCAGGGCCGCGTTTGTGCTTGAAATAGTTCTGGATGGAAACCCTTGTAATGCAGTGATGACAAGTGACCCGATGCAAGGCTTGGGGCCTTTTGCAACAACTGGTGCATAAGCCATTTGCTAGAGCCTGCTTACGGTCTTGTGGGCTTGGCACTACTCGTACTCCTCGACGGTGTAGGAGAAGCCGCAGTCTTTGGCGTCTTTGACGAGCTGATCGCGCTCATGCTCGTCATAGGCCCATTCAGTCCATTCGAGCTTGTCGTTGAGCTTGGCCTCGACGTAATAGCGGGTGGCAGGTTCCATAGTTTTCAGCTTTAGAAGGTTTGTGGCTTCAAGCTGATCTTGGTGCTGCTGGAAGGACTCGAACAGGTCGAGCATGTAGTTGTGATTGTCCATGGTTGAGGTGGTGATGGTGGTGGCCCTGTCTCCAGGGCCGTGGGTGTGATCAGGCGGCGGTTGAGAAGGTGCCGTTTTCGTAGCCGATGACCGAATAGAAGCGACGGCCACGGGGGCGCTTGCAGGTGTAGGCGACGCGCTGAATGCCGTTGTGGCTGTAAGTCCCGGCAGACACAACGTTCATCAGGATGCCTTCAGCGGTGCGGAGTTGCTTGAGGGAGGTGGAGGGAAGCATTTGCTTTGAGGTGTTGAGTGTGGGAAGCGTCCCCGCCTCCCGATGACATAAGTATGGCATACCACCAGCGAAAGCGCAAGGGCATAAAAAAGGGGCCTTGCGGCCCCAGTGGTCATTCGAGGTCAGCTAACGAGCTTTGAAGGTCAATGTTCAAGTCGCTGATGTAGTCAGCGAAGTGGTCATAAAGTCCTTCATACGTGTCAGCTTCCTCGGTCGTCATCAGTGTTTCCAGCGCGGCTCTGATTTGCAGAGCGCGTGCAAGGCGTTCCTGTGCGGTCATTGGTTAGCTGTCGAGGTGCAGGGATCTCTCCCACACCCATTATGGCATACCATGGGAAGGGTGTCAACCCTCCGCTGCTAACGCGCAGATCACCGTGCAGATGATCGGCTCCAGCTGGTGCCTCGGTATCCCGCCGTACTGGCGGCTGACAGCGGTGATGGCGCGATCGATGCAGTCGCGGCCATTGCCCAGCGATGCAACGCGCTGTGGATAAAGCACACGCTCGCGGATCAGCTCTTTACGGGACATGTTGTGCGCGGCTGCCTCCATATTCAGCCTGTTGCGTTCCTCAGGCGTGGCGTCAAATTCAATGCGGCTCAGGTTGCTCATCAGAAATCAAAGGGTTCAGGTTCAGGTGTTACGGCTGGTGCTAGGTCTCGCGGGCTTGGCCCCGCTTCGACCTGCACAGCCTTGGGTTGGTCGCGCAGCAGGTTGCGGTGGTTTTTGCTGATGCTGCCGGGTGGCGGCACGTCGAGATCTTCCAGCGTCCAGTAACCCTTGGCAATGCCATCGCGCAGGGTCTTGATGGTGCTGGTGATGTCCTGTAGTGGGTTCATCAATAGGGGCGGCTGGCTTTGTATTCAGCGTCAGCCGCAGGATGCAGGACGAACCTGCCAGGCATGATGCCCTCAACAGATGGGCAATACGTGCAGTAGCGGCCCAGGTGATCAAAGCGGCCCATGCAGTACGGCGCAGCAGGGCGCACGCGGCCATCCATCTGATTCAGGGCTGATTCCATATCCCCTGCGCGAATGGCCTTGAAATCGGGCATGGCCCCTTCCTTGGCGTTCATGGGCACGACGGCAAAGACGAAGTGCTCGGCGGCTTCAGGTTCAAACAGTTTCATCAGAGGAACATGGAGGACTTGGTGGGCGCGGGGGCGTTGTCTTCGAGGTAGACGGCGTAGCACTCATCACGCAGCCAACGGAAGCAGTCAGGCAGCGGTGAGGCAAACTCACCGACGCCCTGCCGGGATCTGATGTCCTCAATGGCACCGTCGATGGCACGCATGAGGTCATCAGGTTGTAGCTCGTCGGGGACAAGCTGGCCCCAAAGCTTCATGGCCTTGGGTTTGGACTGGCCGTTGGCGCGATGGCGGCAGCCCTGATACCGCTTCCAGAAGGCCTCGAACTCAGGGGTGCCTTTGGTCTTCTTAGCGCGTGATTTACGCGCTTTTTCTACCTTAATTTCATTTTTAACAACTATATGTTTTTTTTCGTGGTCAGGTTCTTGGGCAGAAGACTGAACAGCCTCTGTCTGGTGCGGAGGTAACTGCTGCTCTTGTAGAGCTTCTGACTCGCCTTCAGGTTGCTTCAGCGAAGGCTTATTACCTGTGAGAGGGCGGAGGTTACCTTGTTGTGGTCCCGCACCGGACACTGCACGCGGGTAGTCTAACGGTGGGCGCAACCCCTGAATCTTGGAATCCATGAGATCCCTGATGACGGCTGACTTGTTGCGGAATGGTCTCACCTGTGATTCCAGCCAGAGCAGCTGTTGATCGGTGATCCGGACGTTGATCTGTGGCACAAACGCTTGCGAATGCAGGACAAACGTGCCACGTTTGCGACGCATACGCAAGCCATTTGTGAGACAACTGCTAGATCCCGTGCCAGGGCTGGAGTTTTACCCCCTGCAGCACAAATACAGGCTGAACGGGGAATGGCTGCCGTACAACGTCAGCACCGTGCTTTCCTTCGACATGTCGCCCACCCAGCGGGCGGCCATCGAGCGCACGAAGGATGGCCCTGATGGATGGGCAGAAAGAGGCCGCACGATTCATCGCGTCCTGTGTGAGGAGTTCCTGCGCGGCGAGGGTTCGATCTATGACGAGAGGTGGGCGCCGTGGATCGAACCACTGCTAGATGAGCCGCTGTTCAAGGGCGTCCAGACACTGGCGACTGAATACGCGGTCTGCGACAAGATCAAGCGGATCGGCGGCAGCTTTGATTTTTTACTAGCTACGACAGATCCCAACGACAAAAGGGTAATTCTGGGCGACCTGAAGACGGTCTCATCTAAAAAGGGAGTCTCCAGCCGACGCCCAGCAACTGCCCAGCTCCAGGCTTACAGGAGCTTCCTTGCAACGCATCACCCGTCGCTGGTGGTGACAGATCTGGTGACGGTGGTGTGCGGGCCTGATCGCACGCGGATCATCAACTCAGATCCTGAAGGGTGGCAGGAGTGGGAGGACGCCTGGGGACGTTTCAACGCCACCATTCCTGATTTTTGATGAAGTGCCCTCATTGCGGATGCTCTTGGATCAGCGTCCTTGAATCACGCCACACGAGCGAAAAGGCCATCAGTCGAAAACGTCAATGCAAAACCTGCGACCACGTTTGGGCCACTGCTGAAATCTCGGTGCCTGATGACGAGTGGTGCTACAAGCCAACGGAGCGCAACAGCGGCAGGCCTAAGGCTGAGTTCGGGGTGAAGATGCGAATGCTTGAACGTTTGCAGGCTGCGTGAACTGGTCTGAGATCCTGCGCAAGGGGGGCGTGCCTGAGCCCCCCGGCTACATCGAGACCGTGGCCAAGGTCAGCGCCAGGCCCAAGCGTGTCAAAGGCAAGAGCAAGGGCAAAAAGCGACACCTGCTGTAAAAGATGTACCAAGCGTACGGTTGACACGTCAGGTGCGCACCTGTACCTTTTGTACGGTTCGTACCTTTTGCACCAATGGACACAGGAATGCACAACCTCGATCAAGTGGAGGTGTGTTTGCAGTGGATAGGGCCTCACGAAGCCAAAGATTTGCTGCAGGCCAACAACTGCAATCGCAGCGTGCGAAAAAACGCTGTCGAACAGTACGCAGCAGAGATGCAGCAGGGTGAATGGCATCTTGGCTGCGATGCGATCGGGTTTGACGAGACAGGAACGCTCATCAACGGTCAACACCGCTTGTATGCGGTCATTCAATCTGAAAAGGCTTTCCCTTTTCTTGTTGCCCGCAATCTCCCAAGAAAGTCCAGAGATTCTTTAGACGTTGGCAAAAAACGTCAGCTACACGAACGCATCACCATTGCCGGTTATGCAATTTCTGCAAAAGAGGCAAGCATCTGCAATCAGCTGATTACGCCTTGGGACTATGAGACGAGAATTGCAGTAAACACCAAAGACATGCGCGAACGCATCGTTCGCATACATCAGCGCTTCAAGCCGTCGATCGAATTGGTGATGAAGCACAAAATGTCAAAGCATTACATAACAGAGCTGGCCGCTGGCGTTTTCATCGCTGAGTATTTCAGTCGCATCCCCGATGCCTTGGTTTCTTCGTACGATCACGACGGTGATCCACTGCAGGACTTTTTGCACTTAGTGACACAAGGCACCAGGAAAGACGGGACTTTGCTCCCCCAAGATGGCGCGTTGAAGGTGTATAGAGAGAGCAAAATTAACGCGATTGCCAAAAACAAAAGAGTGACAAACATGGATTATTATCAGCTGGTTGTCTCTGCGGCGTATAAATATGTCGAGGGCATCCCTGCAAAAGGCATGAAGGCATTCAAGTCCAATCCTTTCATTGAGACAGACAGCACCATTCAACAAATCCTTGCGAGCTGATCATGACCAAACGAGTTGACCCTGACGCCATTTCGAGAATCGGAATTACGATTTCTTGGGGCTTTCGCTCTGAGCTGGAATCACTGTTTGAAAGCAGCCCATTTAAGAAAAAGAAGGAGTTCTACGAAACTCTTTTGCGCAAAGGAATAGCCCAATATAAGGAGGGCGAAGGTGCAAGCTCCTCATAACGGCACAGGCCCAAGCATCGACGCTGCCCGCAGCCTCGACAAGATTCTCGGGAAGATGCAGGCAGAGGTTCTCGGCCATGTCAGGTCAGCGCCGGAAGGCGCTACCTGCGATGAAGTCGAGGTTGCCTTGGGCCTCAAGCATCAGACCGCTAGCGCCAGGCTGAATGATCTGATGAAGCTAGGCAGGGTGCAGTTCAGGTATGACGCAGCGGGCAAAGCCCTCCGCAGACTTACCCGATCTGGCAGGGGTGCAAGAATTTATTTCCCAGCCCCTTGACATGGCATACCACCCACGTCATACTGCTGCACATGAGCCCTTTCTCTCGTTCGCTCATGACTCGCAACAGCATCTACGATCGCAGCCCAGGTTTTTATGACCCTGAGCGCCGCGCCCCTAAGAGCAATGCCATTGTCATTGCAGTCTTTTGTTTCCTGATGGGCGGTGCCTTTTGGTACTCCCTCGATACAACTTTGACCGAAATGACCCAGCGTGATTGCAACGCTGGCATTCAAAAAGCCTGCGATTCTCTCAAATGAAAAGCGTCCAAATCGTTCTAGATCAAGATCGAGCCCACAAGCTCAGCAAGATATCAGACGCCACCAAAGGCAACATGACCAACGTGTCAATCGCTGGTGAATTTATTGAGTTTGAGCAGCCTAAACTCAGTGCCTCAAAACTTGCCCAAGCCCTTCTCAACAGCGCCATTGACCGAGCCTTCAGCCAACTCCAATAGCGTCACCTTTGCTGTTCTCGGCACGCCAGTTCCGCAAGGTTCTATGCGTGCCTTTAAGAGCAGGGTGATTGCTAACAATGCAGAAGCTCTCGCCAGTTGGCGCAGTGACGTTGCAGCTGCTGCACACCGTCACAAGCCCGAAGGATGGGACATCGATGCCGCAGTCTCACTTCAATGTGAGTTTGTCTTCAAGCGTCCTTTGTCCCATTACGGCACAGGCAAAAACGCTGGCAAACTGAAATCTTCTGCCCCAGTCCATCACGTCAAAACGCCCGATCTTGACAAAATTGTGCGGAGCGTTTCCGATGCCGTCGGAGATGCCCTAGCCAGCGTCTTGCTGCGCAATGACAGCCAGATCGTGTCCATCCAAGCAACCAAGAGGTATCAAACAGATGACTTCCTCGGAGCCATCATCACCGTCACAGCCCTTCCCTAATCTTGGCGATGTCATTACCACCGATGACGTAAGCCAAAAAGGATCCGGCAGCTACAAAGCTGATTATGTGAATTGGTGCCGCACCATGCACCTGCTTCACGAACATGCCCCCGGCTGGCAATTTGCTTTAGCTGCTGCGCCTGGCGGCGGCCATGTTTGGAAAGCACCGAATGAAACCGGCTATGTCGTCGGATATTTCATTGGCCCTGATCGTCAAACGTCGCCGCACTTTCCGCAGGCGATCATGGACAACCGCAACAACGCCATCGCCTTTAGCAAGGTCAGCGCACGCGATCTGACTGATAGCCATCGCCGCTGTCTTTGCACAGCGGCTGCTGCACAGTTCGGGCTTGCTTGGCAGCTTTGGGCACGCGAAGAGGTTGAAAATCCTCACCGCGAAGAGAAGAAGGCAAAGCCTGCAGCTGGGCCATCTGTTGCCGGTGTATCTCAAGAGGAACAGCCTCTTTCAGATAGCGAACGCAGCTTCCTGCTCCAGTGGATTGGTGACATGCCCCAAGACAACCGCGAGGCTTTTTGTAAAGCGTTCCGGTCAAAGTTCAACCTGGCAGCGAACGCTAAGGTTGCCCCGGCAATCACCAGCAAAAAGCACGAGGCTTGGATTCAAGCCGTTATGAATGAGTATGCCTGATGAAAAAACCACGCAAGCTAAGCAAGACGACAAACGTCGTGCTCAGCACTTTCAAGTTCGGCTGGACAAGCAGCTAGCCGAGCAACTGCAGCACTACGCAGAGCAACGCCATCAAGGTGTCATCAACGCTGCGCTGCAAACCATCATCCTCAAGTTCTTCAATCAAAAGTGATGCCTGACTTCGCACCCGACGCCTTCAACATTTGGGGCAACTTCAACAAAGACCAAAAAAAAGACGGCCACTATTGGGCAGCCATGGAGGTGCCTGTTTCTGAGCTGCGCAAGATGGTCGAATGGGTCAAGACCGCAGAACGCTGCGAGAATCAAAAAGGCGAGGAATGCGTCAAGCTTCGCGCCAACCTGATGCCGCGCCAAAGTCAAGCGGGCAACGATTATCTGTTGATGGCTCTGAGTGATGCCAAGCCCCGCCCAGCTGACAAATCCGGCGCTGACTTTTAAGGTAAATGTTGAACGAGAAACTAGGAGCGCCCCGCGCTCCTTTTTTTATGTCGAAGCCAACCATGAAGCAGGTCGAGAAAGACGGGCTGCTGCTATGGGAGCTTTGCGTTGGTGGGACTGTGAGGTATTTCCGGGAGGATTGGAAAGCCCGATACCATTTTGAAAGTGCCTTGCGGTACTACCGCACCAAGATCCTTGGCAAAGGCTCCTAGTCCCAAGTCGCAATCTTGGCGTCAAGTTCGCCTATGCGCCCTACAGCTTGGCTGAGCAGTTTGGATTGATGCCAGCTCTGCCGCACCAAGGCAGAGCACAGCATCTTCAAAGCCTCCTCGTCATCGCACTTGTTGACTTCCCTGACGCTGCGCTCAACCTCGAACAGTTCTTCAGTGGTGGGTGTTACCTGCATCCAGTCTGCCCAGCCCATCGGATTGTTGCAGAATCTTTCGTTCTGAATGGTAAGCACCGTTTTTGTGCATGTCCATGGTGTCTCTAACCCAAGGCACCAGCCAATCATTGACCTGTGCGCAACGCTCTAGGTTTGCGGGCTTGGCGCACTGAACAACAACCGTGGTCCAAAACGCACTGATAAAGGCCCAAACCCAATAGAACTCACTCACTAACGAGAATCACCCAGCCTGTTGAATCGCCTTCAGTTTCCCAACGTGGCTTAAATGCAGCCTGCCTGACCTTGACGTTGCGGCCTAGATGCGGGTTAGACCAACCGCCCTTTTCCATTTCAGGAAACCCGCGAGGGTCTTGAAGTATCCAAAGGGGATCGTCAGAGTTCTTTTGTGAGTAGCCAGAAATGACCGCCCAATGCCCGCAACCTAACCCGCTGCACATTGGTGGCTCACCTAGAAGCATGTTGCCTGCGGAGTAATAGCCCACAAGGACTGGCCTGCCGTTTTCAATCTCCAGCTCAACCATTTCAGCGTTGCCGTCTTTGCGGAACTCAGCCTGCAAGCCAAGGCTGCGCAGCGCTGCTAGCTGTGCTTCTACTGACGTGGTGTCCCCGAACTTGGCCCTGATCTCGTTGTACTCATCATCCGTCTTAACCTTGGAATAAAACGCCGCCACCATTCCAGCGGCCGAGGAAAAGCACTCCCTGTAACCAGTGCCTGTCTTGTTGTCAAGCTGCTTGAAATAGGGCATGTAGACCTCTTGGTCATACCCGCTTGCCTTCCACATCTCAAACCACGCTGCGTCTTCCTCCAATAGTTCCGGCGGCATGGACTCCTCAAGCTGTTTAACAGCAGCCATGCGGTGGGGCGCATCTTTGGAAAAGCGTTCAAAAAACGGCAGGAGTGACAGCACGCCTAGCACCAGCAGCAAGGATATTTGGATGATGCCTGAGGCCACCTACTTTTCAACTCGTGTGTCAGGCAACAACAGATCCTTGAGGTGCCTCACGGCCAGGTCATCCAAATCGTTATCGGTGCGGGTAACGATCTTCTCCAGCATCGCCACAATCAGTTCTTTGAACGCCCGTGATTTCCAGGCAGTCATCAAGATGGGCTTGAGAACTAGAAGCATTGGATTGACCTAGTTACCCTGTAACAGTAGCCCTGTTCCGCTATGGCTTCCAATCCTGAAGATCAGCACGAAAAGGAAGGCATCTCGATGGCAGACATCGTCAAGGCTTTGGTCTTGGCTTGGAGTGCTGCACTGCTCACCGCTTCCTATTTGGGCATCTTCCCTCAGATGAAAATGGACAATACGTTCGTGGCGTCACTCCTGACAGGCGCAATGGCCTCGTTTGGTATCGAGCGGAAGAGCAATGGAAACGGAAATAAGAAACCTACTATCGTCGATAACAAAGACACCAAAGCTGGCATCAAATGACCCGGACACTTTTGGTATTGGGCATCACATTGGCAGCGGCTTTGCCAGCTCGTGCTGATTTAATGCACAAAATTCAAAGCTCAGTACAACTTGATGTTGGTGGAGCGTCCACACGCGCCATCCGAGTTGGCAACAGCTACAGCATCAGCGGAACCGGAGTAGACACCAGCGTGACTGCAGGTGGCTCAACCACCAGCGATGCTCTTGGTGGTCTCGGATCAGTCACGAATGGCGTCAATGCCATCACGATTCCGGACGCAACTCAAAAGACTGCTGGTAACGCATTCAGCTTCGCGACCAGCTACACACAGGGCGATACCGTTCCAACGTCAGCCCCCACCGTTGGTGCCGTTCCAGCTTTTGGCGATGTCACCAGTACAGCTGCAGGCACCAACACCGGCTTGGCTGGCACCATCACAACTTCAGGCGCTGTCACGATCTCCCCAGGGGCAGCTAATACATCGGCAATCGGTCAAGTCATCACTGAGTTGAACGTTAGATGATGTGGACGGGTCTTTATGCCGCGTGGGGTGTTCTTTGCGTTGTCGCTCTTGCCGCTCCAGAAGCTAAATCAGTCCCCGTCATCCCAAATTTCAGTCAAGGGGTCGTCAGTAGCCACACGGAATCCAAGACGATCGTTAAAGAGTCGATTGTCTCAGAGTCTTATCGCACTGGCTTTGAGTACACAGTCAGCGGCACAGGCGTTGAGCCAACAAGCGGAGTTGTGAGCCCATCAGCCGGAATCAATACTGTTAACTTCTCAAGCCGCTCAAGCTGGAAACAAACCATTCCAGGGGCAGCCTTTCAGTTTGCGGAGACATTCCAAGGACCGGGCTTAATCGAAAAAGTCATGATTGAGCGCGAGACCATCACTGAAACCGTTATCGACTCCACCAGCACCTTTAGCCAATGAGAGCGACAGCCTCTGCACTGCTGCTCAGCCTGCTCTACACCGCTCCAGCTGCAGCACAAGTCAGTGCAACTGCATCCCCCGTCTCAAACAGCAGTGGCTCAGTCGTCAACCAGGCTGTTCAAATTACGCCTGGGCAGTACATGAAGTATTCAGTCGGCAGTGGCATCCAGTGCGACGGTGCCACGCTCAATATTTCTCCTTTTGCGTCTACTACGCACTCTTTTGGCAATCCAAACAATCAGTATTATCAAGAGCCGGTTTACGACAACAGCGACAACTTTGGCCTAATCGACCCAGAAACAGGACTCGATGGCCCAGATGGTATTCCTGATAACCCTGGCACGGTGCTGTATTACAAGCCTCAAAGGACAGGCTACCGCCAGAACTTCAGCCATAACTTTGGAATCACAGCCACGTTCTCCGTTCCACTCGACTGGGGTCCGATCAATCTCTGCAAAGACGCTCAGCGAAAGCAAGTCGCGCTTTACGAACAAGCTTTAGCCGACAAGCGACTGAACTATGAGATGGGACGACTCAAGGCTTGCGCTGAAGCCATCAAAGGCGGCTACGGCTTCGCCAAAACCTCACCGTTTTATTCCATCTGCGCTGATGTCGTCCTAAAACCCAAGCCGGTAGAAGACCATACGCACCAGATCATTTACCCAAAGCCCGCCTCAGATCGCGAATGGCTTGATTCCGATGACGCTGCACAACCCGCCGCTGCTGTAAGGATTCCAGTTTCTCCTTACGGCCAAGCTTCTGATTGATCTTCTTCACCACCTTCTTTGTCAAAGGCTTGGCTAGCTTCTGCAGCACTGACGCAATCGGTTTGGCGAAGATCGCCACAGTCGTTGCAATAGCAGCAGTCAACGCAACCGATACGGTTGGACCAGCATCAGGCACATAGTTATTGATCACTTGCCCAACAGGCACCGGATCCCAAAGCTTTACGCACTTGCCATCCTTCAACTCATAACCGGCAAGAACCTCCGTTCCAAGTTTGTTAAACGATCCGATTTCTTTCGATCCAAAGGGTGGACACGGTGGATCTTTGGGCAACCTTGGGTTGTCGGGAAGTGTCGAGCCCGACGTTTGTGGAAGAGTGGGTTGCTCCGGAGGATTTGCCCCCTCCGGCTTTTTTATGTCTGCCTTTGGCGGTGAAACCCAAGTGAAATCACGCGGTCTGTAGTCAGGAGCTTCAAAGATCGGCACCGCTCCAGTGCACAGCGTCACGTTGCCGCGTGGATCTTCCTCAAACGTTTCCGTTCCATTGCCAACAGCAATCCTTGCCCGCACACAGCCAGGCATATCAATGATTGGGAACCGCGTAGACGTAACTGGTGGTGCTACTGGTAAAACAGGTGGTGGTATCGGCTGACCAACAGAGATCATTGGAACGCCGATCGCCTTTACTCCGATCTCAGGAATCTCTGGCATGAAATCAGAACGGTTTACAGCAGGTCAGCTCTGGATTGAACGCAACCGCAGACGCGAAGGACCGCCTGTTGTTTACACCGTATTGTGCGGCAAATCTGCCAGACCGTTTACCGATCCAAAAGCAATCCTCAAGTGGGTCAAATGGCCAAAAGGTACACCGACTGGTGACGCGCTACGCGAATGGCTTGCTTCGTTTGAGCAAAAAGCTCAGGCTCCCGCGCCAGAACTTGATATGGCAAAAATCAAGGCTGAAGGCTTCGGACCTGAAGCTCACGATGAGGATCCAACCGCCAACACTAAAATGGTGACTTGATCGGCACAGCTGGACCTGTAGTTGTCGGCAGTTCAGGCAAAGCCTCATCAATCTG